TTACGCTCTTGTACAGGAATATAGCTGCGTTTGCTGCGAAACCACCGCCAGGATTGACAACGTTAAAATTGAGTGAGCCGTAACCACGGAACAGAGATGTAACTTTGAGAAGACCACCTTCACCGAATGAAGCAATTTCGTTTGTATCAGGATCTTTATGAGCAATCTTGAGAATGTCACCAATATTGAATTCAGTGCCGCTGTTGAACACATCAAGATGATCTAAAGAACCTACAATCAAAGGCGAAACAACGTCCGCTACTGGTTTGTCTTGATCCTCGACGTTTACTATTCTCTCACCAAGAAAGAAAGTTCCACCTTTTGGTGACAAGTTAGAAAGATAAAGAACGTCAACAACATCATTGAAAATAGGCTCTCTAACATAACTTTCAACTACAGCAACCGTCTTGGAAGAAATACCAACAATGTTCTTACCAACGAGTTGTTCTAGACCTTCTGTTTTTGATACTTCGATATACTTTGGTTCAATCCAAATACCATCAGAAACTCTTAATACATCCTTGCCGGGAAGGTATATATCAACATCTTCATTATAGATGAGTTTGAACAGTAGTCTGTAGCACTGAATTGTGCCTTTGGAACGATAAACGTCCAAAATGTGCTTGAGTAGAAATCTCTTATTAACAATAACATTGAATGGAATACCATAAAGGTATTTCTTCTGAAAGAACTCTAAAAACCTGACAATGGTGTCATCGATATCACGATACGATAGAAGTTCTCTGGACCCCTTTACAGGACCACCGTAACCTTCTGCGCCATCCCAAGAGGATTCCATCCACTCGTAATACGCCTTAACAAACATAATAAAGTTTTCACCGTCCTCTTTATAAAATTGAGGAAACTGGTTTTCAATAAAATTGGATATGTATTGTTCGACGTTAAATTCCATTTTATTTCAACGTTTCTATTACGTTTACAGTTATATCTTCTGGATCAATTCCAAGTATCATATTCTTGGACGCAATAATGTCCTTATTCACCGTTGTCATTTTCAAAGAAATATGATTCACATAGCTTGCAGTTTTCAAATTCGTAATGATTACTCTGCCTGATGAATAATCAATGCTACCGATCTTAGTGTTGATAATATATTTTGTTCCAGTTGACGAATATGTGTAGACAATCAGATTGCCTAATGCGTCGTCTTCAATATAACTGACTGGCCAAAGAACGTCATCTGAATCAACATAAGTGAAATCGGAGCTTGTGAATACTCTTTCGTCTGGATATGCTACGCCGTCATATGAACCTTCTTGCTCAGCCGGATTGTTGAACTGAATGTCATATGAAGTAGCATAACTAAGTTTTGGAGAAATCTTTTTAACAAGATACACGTTTGTGTCGTTACTCGTTATAAACGTATCTGTATCGTCAATATGTGACACTAAACGGCTGTATCTGAAATCATTACCGAACTTTTCTAGATGAGTTGCGCTGTAATTAACTAGAGTATCTAGAACATTACTTTCAATCTCAGAAACGCTTTTTGATCCTGATTTGGAATCGTATTGAACCTTTGTGATTACCTTAATATAGAAATAATCAGGATCGCTGACTTTAACTCTATTTGGAAGAGCAATAAAGTCTTGAAGATAGTTTGTAATCTGGTTTTTTAGGTAATCAGGAGCAATTTTAGCTGAAGAAGGCTTAACTGCAATAATAACTCTACCATACAATTTAGGTTCTAACTCTTGTCCGCCATAGATGATAACGTCATCAACTTCGCCGCCGAACTTAGTGACGACCAATGAAGCATAATCGTCTGATGATACTGCTCTTTGCTGTGTAGCAAAATATCTAGGAGCAGAGAAACGGATTGACTCCATTGATTCTTGGTTAGCGCCAGTCTGCGAAGGTGTAATTACAGTAATATCAGAAACAGTTGTCGCACCGCCGTTATACGCCGATAAGTCATCTGCGATTGTAAAATTATCAACGCCGTTACCATCAGATCCATCAGTAACAATATATGACACTACAACAATAGCGCCGTTCAATGGTTTTCTACCGAACAACCCATCACCAAAAACAATTTCATACTTGTTATTTTCTGCGCCTTGTAGAAAGTAAATCTCTGATGTAGAAGTGAGATTGAATAGAGTTTCTTTTCTTTCAAATCTTATAGGATTAGCTGTATCATTGTTTTCAATGATAGAAACGTCTAAACTATTGATGTCAATGTTTTTATTAGAAAGAAGAAATCTCTGAGCCTCATCATCATAATTCATGACGAATGAATCTCTGAAATACTCGCCTTGATTAATCTGTAGATTGTTAACGATAAATGTTCCGTTCGAAGAAACGTATGTAGTTGCTAGATCTGCAACGAATGTATAAGAGCCGTTAGAATTATAACCAAAAAATCTCGTCCCTTCCGGAATAGTCAATTTATTTGAAAGACCAGTCGTGGCAACCGTGAATGCAATATTAGCAACAGCAGAGTGTGCACTTCTTGGAGTGTAGTTTAATTCTTTGGCATGAGATACTACTGATTCATACTTCTGAGCCGAATCAAGAAACATTTCCGAACCGATCATATTCAGATAGAAAGAGTTCAGATATGAGTTATATGCCATAACGTCCAATAGAACGCTGATATTCGATCCGTCAAAGTTGTAATCTCTGAATACAGATTGTGTCTTTAGATACTCTTTAAAATTGTTTTTAAGAGAATCAAAGTCAAGAGAACTGAGATTAATTGAACTATTGGCCATTTATCGGACTCTTTTTAGTAATAATGTTAGATTTATTGGTTCTGGATTATTTATCAGGTTATAAATGAGAGTTATCTTAATTGAGTTTTCATCAGAAACGTCACTAACAACATCAACACTTATCAGGTTAACTCTTTTTTCGCTATTTGAAATCATGTTACGGATATACATTTCAATCATATCCATAGATTCAGGAGTATTAAGCTCAAACAAAGAAGCGTAAATATCAGAACCAATCAGAGGCTGAAACAGTCTCTCTCCTAGATTAGTTTTGATTAGGTTTCTCAAAGATTGATTAACAGCTTGCTCGTTCTCAACTTTACCTAGCTGATTGCCATACGGAGTTGTTGCGAAACTTGTCACAAAATCTGAGAAGAAGTCTTTTTGCTTTTTTGTACCGGTTAAGGTATCTGCTCTTGTTACTGCCATTTCTTTCTCTTTAACTTACGTCTACTAGACTGCTACCTGAAGACGCTTTTGGATTACAATGTTCTCCGCCAGCAGTTGGACAAAGACTGTCTTGATTCGCATTATCAGTAACAACGATTATTGACTTTCCGCCTATAGTAATATACGACTTAGAGGCTATGAGACCACCAGCGCCGTGAGTATTTTGATCGTTCTCAACGGCCCACAATTGACCGGCTATAGTCACGAAAGATTGACCACTTACAACAGTAGTGGCTCCGCACGATCTTTGATCTCCGTGTCTGTGTGCTTGCATTATTTATTATCCTTGCTCGAATTTGATCTGCGCAGACTTAATTGTTATCGAGCCGCTTTCGATTGTAATTGTTGATCCGCCGACTTTAAGAGTAATCTTTGTGTCACTACTGAAGGTCATATCGCTAGATGAATTAGCTGAATATTTCGCTTGAGAAGTATGTTTTGTGTCAGCTTGAGAAGTCTGGACGATCTTAGCTCCAGATATTACACCAAAATCATCATTCGATTCAATCTTATATTTCTTCTTAACATAATAATCAAGACTGCCTTCAACCATCTTTGATGAGTTTTCGGAAATAACCTTAATCTCATTTTTCTTGACCATCTTAACGTAGTCTTTTTCTACATAAGAATGTCTATCACCAAGAGTTCTGGTGCGCACCGAATCAGACGTTGATATATCGCCAATAGATTGAGAAGCAGATCTAATCTTAGTCTCATGACCGCCGATTGTAATTTTCTCTTTGGCATAGGCAATCATTAGGTTCTTACCAGTAACGGTTGCTCTATCTCCAGATGTTTCGTTTCTATACGTTGACTCATTATTAACGTCATGATGACCGTCTACGTGAGTAGACTTACCACCAGCAACGTAATTTCTAGTCTCACCTGACATTAAATGAGTGTGTATCTCTTTCTTTTTGCTATCTTTCTGAACGGTCTCATATTGACCACTA